TGGTCGCCCCTGTAACCATTACGTCATTCACTTGGGACTTGCCCTTGGACGGCGCTATTGGCTACTCCGGAACGATGGTTCTGGGCAGCAAGGTTAAGCACTGTTTCTAAACACTAACCCTCAGACGGCGAGGCAATTATGAAAGTAGAAGTAAACGGAAAAGAGTACACGCTGACCAAGATAAAGACGGGGCCGATGTTACGGATACTGCCCCGTCTGGATGGCCCTGAATCGGCAGACGCGCAATTAGAAATGGTTGCCGCCTGCCTGGGGGCCGATAGGTCAGAGGTTGAGGACTTTGACTTTGCTGACTATGTAGACATTCAGCGCAAGGTGCTGGAGGTCAACCAGTTGGGAAACGAGTAACCCTAAGTCCCGAGCGGGAGAATTTATATTTTCTGGCTTTGGAATTAGGGATGCTTGCAGAGGATGTGGAAAAGAATATGACGGCTACTGAGTTCTTTGAGTGGCTGGAGTTCTTTAAGCGGAGGGCTGACAGGCAGGAAGGGAAGCAGGGCAACCTGTTAAAGATGAGCAGCAAAGACATGGTGACGGCATTTACTAAGTGAGTACGCAGCTAACATTTACGCACAACGGGAAGCGCCTTGGTGTGGATAAGTGGGCGCTGACCGTCAACAAAATATGCAAGGAGCATGTTGAGGAGCAGTTGCGCGTTGTTTCACTTGCTGTGATTGATGGTCAAGTTAAGAAGGACAACCCGCCTTCTGAGGTGGTTGTTGATGGCACAGCGACTAAATCAATCGCCAATGCCAACAGGGTTGTTTACGCAAGGTTTGGCAACAGGTTTGACAAAAAGATTGCCAGCCTTGTCGAAAATATCTTGTCCAGAAACATTAGGAAGATGACTACCACAAGGTCTGGTCGGCTATCCAACGTCCGGCAGAATTGGCAGTGGTATTTGGTTAATGACAAGACCAGTGTTGGTCGCCCAGTAGAGCCGCGTCAGCTAAAGACTCTACAGCGAGGACAAAAGCTGATTTTGGTTCCCAAGTATGTAGAAAACGATAAGGGCGAGAATTACGCAACGTGGGTCAATATGTGGGCGACAGGAAAGACCACCTATAGGGCTGACCGGCGTTATAAGAAAGCAGATGGGCCTGTTCCCCGAGTTGGTGTCAACAAGGGCTTTATTGCTCGCACTACGGCAACCCTTAACAGAAGGGGAGATTTTAGAAACGCGTTTTATGCCAGAGGTGGATTTACTGAAAGGTTCAAGCTGCCAAACGAAATCCGCAAGAAACACGGCACTGTCTATATCTCAATATCGCCCAGGGTAAAGCTGTCTCGCTCTGAGACTAGAGGCAAGAGAGGCACTAAGTAATGGCGACAGTATCCACAGAGAATCTTTTATTAACGCTACAGGTAGACGCCAATCAAGCGTTAGCCAGCTTAAAGAAAGTAGACGTACAGACCAAGCAGACGCAGCAGACGTTTACCAATATTGGTAAAACCAATAAGAATTTCGGGGCGTCGTTTCAGAACGCTGGTTACCAGATACAGGATTTCGCGGTACAGGTTAGCAGTGGTACTGATGCGGTCAGGGCGTTTAGCCAGCAGGCTCCGCAGTTGCTATCAGCTTTCGGTGGTATTGGTATCGCGGCTGGTACGGCTGTGGCGGTCTTGGCTCCACTAGCTAAGTCCCTGTTCGACTCTGGCGATGCGGCTGAAAAAGCTGCGCAGCAAACAGACAAAATGGCTGAGTCCATTAAGGGATTGGTTTCGCCCACTACTGGCTTGGATAACCTTAATAAACTACTGGAAGAATCAGAGTCTAGGTTTTCTGGGCTGGCTGGCGCGATTAGAGATGCAACGCTAGCAAAAGCAAAAAATCAGCTAGCTGACTTAGAACAAGAGTTGTCTGACCTTATTGGTACGCTGAGTCAGGTGGGCGAGGGCAATACGGTGGCTAGGTATCTTGCCCTAGACGCCAAGGGATACTCTGTTGCCGAAGCGCAATACAAGGCGCTGAATGAATACATATCTGATCTTTATGATGTTAGTGAAGAGACAGCGGGTGCTATACAAAACCTTGCCAGGCAATTTGCTGTCGGGTCTATAGATGTTGAGGATTTTGCCGAAGCCGTTCTTGCGCTTGGGGTTGACCCGAATACAGAAGGTTATGACAAGCTCCTGAGTCTACTGAAAAAGCTATCGTTAGAGGCGGCGCGGGTTAAAGACCTGTCCAAAATAGACATAGAGTTAAGCGTCCGAGGTGACTCCCTACAAGAAGCAATTGATGCGTGGGACGAGTACATGGCTGGCCTTGAGAGATTGGCTGGTGGCTACCTAGATGGCTTAGACCCGTTGCGGGCTTACTACCGTGAGGTGGAAAAGCTACAGAGATTATTAGACGCGGGGTTGATAACGGCAGACCAGTATGCTCGGTTAATTAGAAATATCAGCGTAGCCCAATACGAGGCTATGACGCCAATGCAGGATTATTGGGAAGAACTGCAAAAGTACGCTGACACGGTTAAGCGAGCGCAAGACCCGACAATAGAAATGGTCGAGCAAATTACACTGCTCAAGGACGCCCACGACGCGGGCCTTTTGAGCGTTGAGCAGTACAACAAAGAAATGGCAAACATTGCGGGGATTAAAAAGCGAACGACAGCCCTACAGGACGCCCTAGACGCTTTTGATAGAGAGATTCTCGGCATTGGTAAAGGCGACGAAATCACTACGCTTCTGGAGGACTTGCAGACTGAGGCGGGTAGATGGGCTGACCAATTTGCTGACACTCTTGTTTCTGGGTTGGCTGAAGGCAAGTTAGCCTTTAAGGACTTTGCTGATTACGTCCTGCAACAGTTGGCCCGCATTGCGATAAGCAAAACCCTAGAGCCGCTGTTTCAAGGCTTTGGTGATTGGATTGGTAGCCTTGGCGGGGCGTCAGCGCCCGTGCCAGCAGGTTTAATCGCCACCCCTGTCAATGACCTGCCTTTATCCCGAGAGGCTTCCAGCGCCCAGCAGATGATTGTGGGTGTCCCCCGAATGTCTGCCCCTACCCCCAGTTCGAGCCCTGTCACGGTGAACGTAATGAATTACGGCTCTGACAAGGTTGAGGTGAATGAGCGCAAGACTAGCCGAGGCATTGAGGTGGATGTGCTGATTAAGAACACGGTGAAACAGGGCTTGGCGTCTGGTGACTTTGACAAGGTAATGGCTACTAGCTATGGCGCAAGGAGGCTCGCGTTCTGATGGCATATACAGGTGACATAGCAAACCGCCCAGGCACTCTAGGGTGTTTCTCTAGCTGGGACGAACAGCAGACGGACAACGTAATCAAGTCAACCGCTGACGATGGGACGGTTAAGTTCCGTAGAAGGTTTACGGGCAAAAATCGTCGGGCTTCTGCCAGTGTCAGAATATCGTCAGAGCATTACGATGACTTTGTTGCTTGGTATGACGTAGCGCAAAGGCAGGGCGCTATCCCCACTAGGATTATCACACCCTACGGTGCAGAGGAGGTGTGGCAGTTTATCGCCCCCCCTGTTTACAAGTGGATTGATGCCAACGTCTTAGAAGTGTCCTGCAATCTATATCAGGGGTCTAACTGGTGAGCATTGACGTTCACGTAAACACTACTCACACCGATGTGGCGTTTCTGTTCCTGATGACTATTGTGGACACAGAAAGCGGGCAGACGTTTAGGGTGGTCAATAACCTAGAGGATGTAGTCTCTAACGGCTACACCTATACGGCTTTCCCCTTTGAGATAACGCTGCCGCCTGATGACGGTGGCACACCCCAATCAATGAAGGTCAGCACGTTCAATGCGTCACGGGATTTGATTGAGATACTCAGGGGGACGCTTGAACCGCCAGAGGTTACGGTTGAGCTAATCACTTCCAACAACCCCAACGATATCCACAAGCGCATAGATTTCTTGCGGGTGGCTGGGCTTGAGTACAACGCCCTGAATGTCAGCTTTGATCTAGTGGCTACGTCAGCGTTTGCCCGACAGACGCAAAGGCACACTTATAACCAGGCTGAGTTTCCGGGACTTTTCTATGCGTTGCAGTGACTACATTGGCATACCTTATAAAGAGCGTGGGCGTAGCCTTGATGGTGTCGATTGCTGGGGGCTTGTTTGCCTTATGTATGCTGACATGGACATTAATGTGCCTAGCTATCTGCATGAGTACATTACTAGCTCAGATATTGATTCAGTCGCCACAGCCATTAACAAGAACAAGTCTAACTGGCGCAAGGTTGAAGCTCCAGATGTAGGGGATGTGCTGGTGTTCAACATTATGGGCTTCCCCTGCCATGTGGGCGTCTATGTTGGGCAGGGTGATTTCATCCATTCCTTCAGGGGTACGGCGGTCTGCGTTGAACGGCTGAATAGCATTAGCTGGTCTAGGCGGCTATCAGAGGTTTATAGATGGCAAAGATAATTGACGCCCACTTTGCTGATGAGGCCACCACCTTTACGGTAGCCCAGGGCATGACGGTTGAGGAAATCGTCAAGGCTTGTGATATACCCGAGGCCATTTGGTCTAACGTCGTTATTATCTTAAACGGCACCGAAGTCATTAGGGCTGAGTGGGACAACGTATTCCCTACGGACGCTGATGTTCTATCTGTTCACGTTGTGCCTTTGGGTTCAGACGGCAAGCAGATACTTAGATTGGTGGCGGTCATTGCTGTGTCGCTTTACGCCCCAACCATAGGTGCGAAACTTGCTGGCCAGTTAGGAATTACTAGCGCTACGGGGATTACTGCTGTGAAGGTTGGGGTGGCCGTTGTTGGCACACTTGCCGTCAATGCCCTAATCCCACCCCCCACTATCCGACCTAACGTCCCTGGCGGTTCTGCTACGTCTAACGCCTATTTTCTATCCGGTCAATCTAATAGGGCTAGGCCGTATGAGATTGTGCCTGTCACCTATGGCACGCATAAGCTATACGCCAATTTAGCGTCAGCCCCCCATATTTTCAGTGCGGGGACAAGTTCGATATTCCAAGGGCTTTATGACTTTGGCGTTGGCGGCTATCAGGTAAGTGATATAGCCGCAGGTACTACACCGCTTGATCTGTTCAAGAATAAAAGCCATTTTTTGCACCGGTTCGAGCCGCAGCCAGTGACGGCTTCAGCGACTAGCGCGTTTAAGCCGGTAGACCTTCAGATATACAACTTCCCTTATAAGGCGGCTGATCTTTCTATTGGTCTTAATGACGTCGGTGACGAGGGCACCTCTACAACTCACCCAGAATGTAAAACTGCGGTCCTTGAAATATCCTTTCCCTCTGGCCTGACTTACTTTGATGACACTGGCAACAACCAAGGCACTTACGTCAAGTTTTACGCCAGCTACAAGGCCTCTGCTGATGCGGACTTTCTGCCCCTGCCAAGAGAAACTAAAGGCTATGCGGGTGACGATCATTTGCAGTTTAGCGGCATTCAAGGCGCGGGCGGCGGCCCGCCGGGGCCATTAGATCCAGACGGAGACCCAATTTATGACCCGCAGCTAGGCGCTGGACCTTTGGCGCTCGGGTATGGAGAGAAAACTTGGGTGCGGTTGTATTTTACGAATGGCAATCCCGCGTATTACGGCAACGGTTATGTTAACGGAAACCCGGAGCGGCCCAAAGAGTCTTTCTGGTGGGAAAATGTAGATACAGGCGAGGTTTATCAAACAACCAATACTTTTAACGGCCTTGATAGCGATGTTCACGACCCTGCAAAGTGGGCATACAACCAAGAACCTGATGCGCTGGAAGGATTTACCCCAGTAGAGCCTTCTGCGGCTATGGGCACGATGGTTCAGGATAACCCCGGACAATACAAAACTGGCTACGCTTTTCAGTTTGTTGCGCCAAATTTAGAAGGCCGTTGGCGCTTAAAAATGGATTTATATGAGTGGTGGGCGCTACCTTACGAGGAGGTTGGAAACACGCGCATTGCTGATGCACAAGGAACTTTTGTTTATGCAGAGGGTCAAGACGGCACGCCGCTAGAGTTTGATATTGTCAAGCCGATCATCGTACCCGCTAACCAAGTCTTTGATGACCAAAACCAAGAAAGCTATTCGTTCATATTGTTATATGTGGAAGGGCCAAGCGCAGACGGTCCTTGGACAAACACGCCCGTTACAAGTATGCCTATATTTTGGTTTAAGGGTGAATTCTATGAGTGCCGTAATGAGCAACTTGATTATGTAATGGGTGAGTGCGTTGGCGACCGAATGAAAACTGCCAATGTGCAAAAAGACGCAGCGCAGCTTTATACATGGATAGCGCAAGATTGGCGTGCCGTTATGGAGGCTGAAACGCAGGCGCTAATAGATTCGGGTGTTCTTTACGACCCTCGGCAAGGCTCCGTTCGGATGGCAGACGTGATGCCGTCAATTATTAACATTAATGTTGATAGCTGGCCCGGTTCTTCAGATTTAGAAGAGGACGCCAACGGCACTTACTTCAAGGTTTACGGGAACGAGGCTACGCCGGGCATTGTTTCCATTGTTGTGCCTTTGCCAGAGCAAGGCTCCTATGACTTCCGCATATCGCGCAACATGGACGCCAAAACCGCATCCGCTGATGGTGAGGACAATGAAAGCCGTTATGTTGACAACGCTGTATGGAGCCGGTTGGGGTCTAGGGGCATACCAACAGATCAAGCTGTTTTAAACCTTCAGCACCGGCATACTTTGCTTGAGGTTGAGTTTGAGGCCAACCAAAGTATTGCGGGCAATGTTCAAGAAATCAGCGGCATCATTCGCCCTTATCTTCGCACGCTTAAAAAAGACGGGACATTTTACGGGCCAAGTCTTTACGACGCTGATGGTGACACTGCTTATGATAATCCCGCTTGGGTTGCGCTGGATATTCTCACCGGCTGGACAATCCAAAATAAACGTGCGCCACGTTTTCTCGCTGACCACTGCGGATGGCTTACACCTGACCAGCTAGACCTTAGTTCGTTTTATGATTTCGCCCAGCATTGCAATAAGCGGGTGACGTATAGCACCGTCACAGGTGACGCCACTCGCAAGCGTTACGCAACCAATATGGTAGTCGCGTCAGACGCGCCAATTATTGAAACGGTGCAAAACGTGCTGGGGCAGTGCAGGGCGCAGCTTATTATTAACCAGGCCGGAAAGATTTCTATTATGAGGGATGAGGCGAGGGTAACTCCTCGCCAGATGTTCACCCCGTCTAACTCTTGGGATTTTTCCGGCAGTCGTTCATTTACCGAAATACCGCATTGCTTCAATGTGCAGTTTACGTCGCCGGATTTAGGCTGGCAGCAGGCAACGGTTAAAGTCTACCGCCCTGGTTATAACGCAGATGGCACAAACGGCAACGCCGTTGCAAGCGTGTTTGAGGATTTAGATACTGTAGGAATAACCAATTCACACCAAGCGCAGTTATACGGCGCATATATGCTCGCGCAAGCTGTAATCAGGAGCGAGACCTTCACCTTAACCACTGACGTAGAGAACCTTGTTTGTCAACGGGGGGATTTGGTTGAGGTGGCGCACGACGCGCCACTAATGGGTGGTCGTTCTGCGGTCATTGCTGGCGAGCAAAGCGGATGGCTAAGTATTTCAGAGAGCTTTGACGGTCTGACCGCAGACACAGACACTTATACTTTGCGCGCTAAAGACGGGTCGGTTATTTATGGCTCTGTTACAGCCATAAGCGGCAACGAGATAAAGATAACCAATCAGTATTTGGCTGACGTTGGTTGCTTGATTGTTATTGGCCCGTCTAATCGGGTGACAGAAAAGTATCTGATTCAGTCTATTAGGCCCAAGCCAGACCTAACCGCTGAGATTTCCTTGGTTAAGTACGATGAGCGGGTGTATCAGGTAGACCAAGGGCAATTTCCCGTTTGGAGCCCTAACTTCAACCAAAACATTGCTACCGGCGGCACTCATACCGCTTACGGTGTCTCTGGATCTTCTAGGCTGATATATCAAGAGCGCCAGCCTTATACCGAAGCTGTTTTTAGCTGGAAGGTGTCGCCCGACAATGAAAGCGTTGCAGGTTTCTTTATTGAATATCAAACATCAGGTGGCCCGAGAAGGCGGTTGGAGTACGTTGCTGGTAGCACGAGAACCTTTAAGCATATATATGAAAGCCGTGATACGGCTTGGGGCGCTGCCACTGTTTACTATATTACCCCCTATAGCTCTTTAGGCTACAAGGGGAAAGAGGGCCAGATAACGCTATCCAAGCGGGTAGATGTAACCCCGCCCACAGTCTCAGGGTTTAAAGCTGAGTTCACTTCAGGCGGCAATACGCTTTTGTCATGGGATGAGCCAACAGACCCCGATATTCAAGCCTATTCTATTTACTACAAACCCGACCCCGTAAACCCTGGTTACGGTGGCGAGAAGATAGCGCAGCCCGCATACAACAGGACTGATTGGCTTGTTGATGGCGCTAAAGAGGGGCTTTACTGGATAATTGCAACAGATACGTCTGGCAATAACTCAGACCCTACAGCAGACGGCAGTTACGCAGAAACCGTCTATCCCACGCCGTCAGCAGTGATTCCGTTTGACATTCGTTTGGCAGACGACCTAAACAGCGGCGAGCTTTATTGGAAACCATTGATCGGCGAGTCAATTGATTATTACCTGATACATAGATATCAGAACGGGATCAAAACGGTTTTTGCCACGGTCCCCCACGCCGACGTAGAAGAGCAAAATATTTATTTAGATAACCCGTACGTTGGCAGCTATCAAATGAATGCTGTCAATATTTTCGGTGTGGAGGGTCCGCCATCTTACGCAAGCCAAGCTAGCCCGCCATTACCCAAGGTAGAAAACTTCCGCTTGTGGGTGGAAATGGGTAGCGGTGTGCTGCGGTGGGACTTGGTAGATGACGCAAGGGTAGACGCCTACGAATTGCGTTATGACCCCAGCCCCAAGGCTGACCCTTTTTCTGGCGACCTAGCCAGCCCCTACGGATCTACTGATGGCAACACTAACGCCTTTCCAAGCGAAAAGGTCGAGGGCAGTTTTTACATTAGGGCGCGGAGTCGTTTTGGGTCTGCTGGGCCGTGGACGTGGACTAGCAGTACTCTTGATAGCGTTTCGATTGTTAAGTCCAACTTAACGCAAAAGCTGATTTTTATTGGTCGCTTCCCATTTTCTGAGGTGCAGATAAATTGGCAAGTTAGTGGTGATACTGCGCTTTTAGATCGGTACAGTGTCTATTTCTATCCTGGTGAACCGCAAGAGGCAGAGGTCTTTGATGAGGACGGCTATTCGGTAAGGCCACCCGTTCTGATATATGAAGGCGCAGAGCAGGAATGTACTACTACAGTTTCCACAACGGAGGACACCGGCAGGCAGTACGGTTGCTTTGCGATTCAGCCTATTTCTATTTATGGCACTGCTGGCGTTACCAAGTATATTGATTTTCAGGTTATCAAGGACGTAACACCGCCCCTTCCCCCTGAGCGTTTCTTTGTGAATATCGTCAGCAACACGAACGCTGACTTGTCTTGGCTGGCTTCACAGTCGGTAGACGTTGACACCTACGACCTGAGATATACGCCAAATAATTCATCGCCCAGATGGGAGGCGGCTGAACATATTGCCACGGTGGGCTACAACATCACTGGCTATCAGACAAACGCTAGGACGGGGACATATCTAATTCGGGCAACAGATACGTCTGGGAATGTCTCAGACGTTGTTATGCAGCGCACTACGGTAGCTGAATTGCCCGACATGAATATTGTAGAGCGGGTAGAGGATGCGCCCGATTGGGAAGGCAAGAAAGTCTATTTCGTTAAAGATGGTAGCCGTCTGCTAATGCAAGACGCCCCCTATACGGGTGGTGATGACTTTGGTGCTGAACCTTATCGGGAGGCTACTTATTACTACCATGAGCGGATTGATTTAGGCCGCATTTACGAAACCCGATTGACGGCAAAGATACAGGCTTACGGGCAGTTGTCCGGTTCGGTCATGGCTGATTGGAATACGTTAGCCGAGATAGACCCGATATCAGGCGTTGAGGAATCCGCTGATTGGGATTGCTGGGTTGAGTACCGGACGGGTACGCAAGAGGACGTTATTGCCGACTGGGTGAACATGGCGGCGCAAGACCCAATCTCCGGCGTTGTTGCGTCTGATTGGACAGAGTGGCGGGCGTTTTTTGCTGCTGACGTTACTGCCCGATTCATAGACTTCCGGATTGTGGCGCGGGCTTACAACAAGTATGCGGAGGTGGGAGTTGTCTCCGGCTTGGTTGAGGTCGATATGCCAGACAGGTACTGGACAAAGGCAGATGTTGCGGTTGCCGTAGGCGGTACGTCTGTACTGATTGACCCACCCTTTATGCATTTGGAGGCGGTCAACGTGACGGTTGACGGTTCTAACTATCGGGTGGTTCCGGTTATTGAAAACAAAAAGCCTTGGGGCTTTGACATTGCACTAAAAGATTTAGACACGGGGACTTCTGTATCAGGCCAAGTAGATATTTTCTGCTCTGGCTACGGTATCGAACGTCCCGAAATTATTTAAGGAGATAGACATGGCACAGCGACCTACTAATGACTTTGATATCGACCCCAACATTACGTCGGGAACCGATTTAGCCAATATTCTGAACCGTTTTCAGGATGCGATTGATTCGGGTAACTCCGGAGCCTCACGGCCTGCATACCTAGCAGCGGGCGGGATGTGGGTGAAGGAGGGCGCCCCAATGCGCCTGTACTTTTACGACGGCACTAAGGATATCGAGCTTTACAACACAACTGACGGCATTGTTGCGGGGATTCCAGACGGCACAGTAGACGGTCAGATAACGACTTGGAATGCCGCAAGCGGTGAATGGACGCCTGATGGCGCCATCACCATCGACACCAACGGCGACGCTACGTTCTCCAGCAAAGTGGGAATTGGCAGATCTGACCCTGACGAATCGCTAGTGATACAGGGTAGCATGAAACTGCGGGGATCAAATGCTATTTGGTTCTCGAATACCTCTGGATTTGTTGGTCTTTCTTGTTACACCAGCGCGAACATTAGACTCGGTAATGACAACACAAACGGAGCAGTTACATTAGCCACAAATGGCGGTTCACACCTCATTGTCGATTATAACGGCAACGTGGGAATCGGCATGGCCCCCCTACTCTCCACAGCCAAGGAACAACTGGCAGATTGGAATGCCAAGTTTGACGCCAGACTCAAGGCTGAACCCAAGGCTGACAAGAAGGCTGTCACGCTTGAGATTACTGACGGTGAGTTTGACACGTTCCCCTCAGAGAAAGACCTAGAGAAGTGGCTGGAGACACGGGGTGCTGGGGATAAATTACAGGTGGATGGCAACGGTTCGTTTAGCGGGACGGTGAATGCTAGCGAGGTTGATGTTACGGGTGACGGCAATTTCACTGGACAAGTTCATGCTGATGAGTTTTTAAGGAACGGGGTGCCAGTTCCTACGGCTAAAGACCTAATCGAAACCTTATCCACCCTGAGAGAAGCCACAAGGGACGAAACGACCCTTGAAGGACTCAGGGACGCCCTCAGTGACGCTATCGGCGGGCTGATTCAGAAGTTTGAAGCACAAATATCAACCACGGAAAGTTAATGGTGGGGGCGGGGCCGTCCGGCTATGAACCCTCATAGCCGCCCGCTCCCGCCACCCTTTTTACAGGAGGCGGCACAATGAAAAGGTTATTAATTGCTGTATTTCTACTAACCGGCTGCACCAGCGCCGAGGAGAAAGAACAGCACAACCAGGCACAGATAGAAATTATCAGGGTGCAGAGAGAGGCGCAGAGGACTGAGAAGCTGGCAGACGCAGAGGCAAAGAAGGCTTTGTATGAGGCATTGGCAGAGGTTGCTAAAGCCAATCCACAGCAGGCTGGGGCTGTGACTGTGGCCTTGGCTGTTCAGGGAATAACAGAGGAGGACACTGGTGCTACTCCTATTATTGGACTTCAGAAGGCTGAGAATACAGGGCTGGAGATTGCTAAGGCTGTTCTGCCTTCGGTTGTTAACCTTGCCACTGGTCTTGGTGTTGCGGCTATCAATGCCGACGTTGCAAAAACTCAGAGCGATAACGCCGCAAGAATCCAGATCAATGACGCTCAGCAGGATGCGAATATTGTTAATGCTGTTGCTGGCCTTGGTAGAACTGCGCTTGAGAATAGCGGCACTTCAATCTCGGTATCAGACAATGGCTATGTAAATACAGGGTCATACACTGATGACAACAGCATATCTGACTCTTATAACACTACTGATAACAGTGTTGATAACTCAGATAACAGTAATAACTCAGACAACAGCACAGACAGTACGATCAACAACTACGCTGGTGATGAGTACGTCACTAATGAGTATGTAACGTATGAGGGCAATGAGTTTACCCTTGCTGGATTGCTAGAGTATTTACAAGGCACTGGTCTGGCGTACAGCCTGACCCTTGGCGACACCACTTACACCATTGATGGTGATGGCGATCCTACAGAGATCAACTGCAATGAGCCGCAGTTTTCACCGGCGCCCCCTCAGTGTGGATGAGTCAGAGGCCATTGAGCGGCTGATTGAAGCCCTTGAGCGTATCGCTGATGCGCTTGAGGGTTTTGGGGCAGAATTTGGGGCAAAGGTGGGGCAAATGGGGCAAAACGGGGGTGAGTCTGACACCTAAGTAGTTGATTTTATTACCCCTGACTGCCCCTGATTACCTACCTGGCAGGTTCAAATCCTGCCGTCCCGACCAATCTTCCCCTTTTCTTTCAATAGCTTAGGGGATTTTTGGTTTCTGGTGGGGCATATTTGGGGCAAACTGTAGCTTGTTT